TATATTGTATTTTCTAATGAGCGCGAAAGATCTATTAAAGCTACAGTTAATGCAAAGGCTACGCTCGACTCGCTCTTTACTAAGGGCAAAATAGACCTTGTGTTTGTAGCTAAAGTTGATAAAGACGAAGACGTATGGTTAGCGGCACCAAATCGCGACGCAGCCGAGAAAGATTTTCCTGTAGGGTACAACTTTGTAGGGTACAACTTTTTCAAGATAGGGGCTATACCAGAAGGTACAACAGAAGCAGATATAACAACACTATTTTTTAGGAAAGAAATAGAGGCAAACGACTACGCACAATTTAATGTGCTATCTTTAGTATACTGTGAAGAGCACGAAGGTGACTTACTTGGTGGGAAGTACGATTACACAGACCCAAAAGATGAGGAAACCGGGGCATCACAGCCTGATGCAAACCCGTTTATTGACTCCCTGTATAACTTTAGAATTCTAGCTCAAGTTCGTCCTGCATCGCTTACTATGAACAAACGCATTGATAAAGGTGAGGATAATGGTGATGATAATGGTGATGATAATGGTGATGATAATGGCGGTTATGCCCCACCAAAGCTAGAACTATTAATAGAGTTTTAATTATAGTATAGGAGCAAGCGTATGAATATCAATACCTTAAAACCAAAAAATTCAAAAAAATCATTTAATGATCTATTAGCCAACCTCAAAGGAATATACTCTAAAGAAGAGCTAGAAATAATTAATAATGCCTACTTACAAGCTAAAACACTTACAAGTAATGAAGCTAGATTAATTCGTGAGATAGTTCCTATTCGTGAATGGGTTAACAATCCTTACTATGTAGGAGGAAGTGTCAATACACTATTTCCCTACTGGAAGCGAGCACTAATAGAAGTATTTGAATCTAAGGAAAAAATAAACCAAGTAATCTTAACAGGTGCACAAGGCGTTGGTAAAACTACGTTTGCTCTTTTACTTATTCTAAGAAAGCTTTATGAATTATCTTGCTATGAGAATGTAGCCCGTCTGTTTAACTTAGATGCTATTTCTCGTATAGCTTTTGCATATCTATCTGTTACTAAAGACCAGGCAATGAATTCAGGGTTTGCTAAGTTGACAGAATGGATTGACGATATTCCTTATTTCAGAGAAAACTTTAAACGCAAACAAGGTCTTGACTCTGCACTAATATGGCCAGATGAAAGAATCTTTGTAACAGTTGGTTCTACGCATAATCACTTTATTGGGTTAGACATGATTGGGGCAATCCTCGACGAAGCAAACTTTAGAGAAACATCAGCTTCCAAAGACAATGATTATAATGTTAATAAGAAGGTACTACGACTTTACTCACAAGTAATTACACGTTCACAAACGCGCTTCATTGTTAATGGTGTGAATCACTCTTTAGCCATCTTAGTATCATCTTCTACACATGAAGGCTCATTTACAGAAGAGGTTATTCAAAAATCTAAAGATGACCCACACACAAAAATATTCTCTCCATCTCTTTGGGATGTAAAACCAGAAGCTTATTGCGGAGAAAGATTTCCTGTCTTTGTTGGTGGTAATAATCTTGAGCCATTCATAATTAAATCAATAGATGATGTTAATATTGTCTTAACAGCCTTTGGAAAACCAAACTTGCCATTTGATAAAATAATGGATTCAAATCTAAATGACATTTGTAGTGCACTTCCAGGTGATGTTAAAGCTTCTATTATAATGGTCCCCATTGAGCATGAAGCAGTATTTAATCTTAATATAACAGAAGGGTTACAATCACTAGCAGGTTATTCTATTGCGGCGATTAGTAAATTTTTTAGTAACTATTCAGCCTATAATAACGCGTGTACAGCAGGAATGGTCCACCCATTTATTAAAGATGAGATAGTACTATCAACGACAACTAATAGTTTTGAAGACGGCTATCAGCCTATTAAATTCTATTTAAAACCAGACATAGTATTTAGTAATAAAAGCTTTAAGCATTATATTCACCTTGACTTATCTTTATCTGGAGATGCCGCTGGCATAGCAATGGCACATATTTCAGGCTATAAGCCTCTTTATACAAAGAAGCTGACAGATGACCAAATAAAGTATGGTGATGAAGTAGAATATGATGCATCATTACCGATTATAACAATAGACTTTATGCTTAGAATAAAACCGCCAAAGAAACCTAACAAGATATCACTTCCTAAAATTCGAGACTTTATTATTTATTTAAAGCAAGGCCTAGGAATAAATATTGAGTTAGTAACGGCTGACCAATTTCAAAGTGCACAGCTATTACAAGAATTAAGTGACTTTGGAATTAGAACTAGCAATTTATCAGTTGATAGAACAACAGATCCATACTTCACCTTAGCAAGTCTATTCGATGAAGACAGAATTAAAATGTACGATTATAAACCATTTAAAGACGAGCTGTTTGGCTTATCTTATTTTGCAGGCTCTAAAAAAATAGACCACCCAAAAGATGGAAGCAAAGACGTCTCTGATGCTGTTGCAGGTTCAATCTACAATGCCATTAAGAGTTCAGATAAATCTAACAATACAGCTCAATCATTAGTGGACTTATTTGTAAAAGTTAATACTTCAGCAGTTTCTTCAGGAGACCCAGCACAGGCAGCAGTTGATATGCTAGTAAACCTACTCGGCGGGCGAAACCCCAAAATGCCCTTTTAAGTACTATATATAATGTGCAAGGAGGTCTATATAACAAATGAAGACAGAGAAAAAAATACTTAAAAAAATAGATGAGTGGTCAACAAACCCCCTCATTGTTCCTGCAATCTACAGGCTAATGACTTATATTAGATGGGAAGCAATTCCAGAAAAATACAAGCAATTCTTTTCTAAAGAAGCAGCTGAAAAATGGAATGACGACTTAGACTCATTCAAAGAAGAGAATATAATGTTAGATATAGATGCAGAAATTAAAGCAGCTTTTAAAGGATTATTTAAGAGAAACATAATACAGGTACTCGGAATAATCCCAATTATTTTAGCAGATATCTTTGTAATCGACAAACCAGTAGCTAGAGCACAAGCTAGGCTTATTAAGATAACAAAAGAGTATCTCAAGAATTACGAAATAGACAAAGCACTAGCAGAAGCTTATGCTATTATTGATTTAGTAGAGTTCTTAGGTTATCTTCAAGACCTTGCAAAACTTAAAAATAAGTTAAATCTAACAGATCTACTAGCCAAAATATTTGAAACAAATAATATAACTAGTGTGGAAGCTATTGTAAACAAAGGCATATCAAATGGTATATCAAAAGAGATAGATGCACTTGTTGATAAAGCACTACTAGAATACGATGAAGCACAGAAAAAGAAAGGACAGGCTACTCTGAATGGAACAGACGAACAAACCAACCTATAAGGTATCACCGACACTAATCAATAGTTATAGGTATTACAAAGAAAATAAATCAGAAAAAACTTTTCAGGAATTAAAAGATACTATTATGCGTGTTTTTAAAACTAACAAGTATATTAAGCGTGGATTTAAATTCGAAGATGAGGTATTTGCAGGTAAGCACGGTAAACTATCAGAACTTGTCAAAGATCTCCCTTCACAAAAATGGGGTAGTGTAACTTTAGACTTTGGAGACTTTAATATTAGAATTTCAGGCAAATTAGACGCTATAGACGAGGCTAAAAAAAGAATTTATGATGTTAAAAGAGTAGATAAGTTTAGCGAAGATAAATATGATAATAGTGTTCAGCACCTATACTATTTTTATTTATTTCCTGAGATAGAGCATTTCTACTATCTAGTAGCCTCCGGAAAAGGTGATGTAGTTGATGGGTTCCATGTTATAGAAAAATCTAGACCAGATGATTTACAAAAGCAGGTTTTTGATTCAATTACAGAGTTTATTAATTTCTTAAAAGATAATAACTTGTGGGAGCTATACACAAGCAAAAATGAATATAAGGGAAAGGTAAAATAGATAATTGAAATATATAGACGCGGTTAAAAAAATTGTAAAAGACATACAGAAAGAGTACGGTAGAAATAACTGGTCAGAAGCAGTAAGAAGACTTCAAGTATTATACCCAACAAAAAAACTTACTACAGAAGGTGTGCGAAGCACATATCGAAGACATGGTGATACATTAGTGAACCCCACTACAACCCAAACTAAAAAATTAGACTATCTAGCAGGAAGAGAAACATTAGAAGATCGTCTTTTCCCTAGAATTCAAAGAAAAACAGAGCTTAGTGCAATCGCTAAGTTTTTAGGTGTTACTGAGGATGATATTTTATTATCAGTAGCAAAACTTCAAATGAATGGCTTTACTCGTGTTAAAGTATGGAAAGAAGGAAACACTACCTATATCCAAAACGTTAGAAAAGCTAAGGAGTTTGGACAACTAACAAGCATAGTAGACAAATGGAAAAATACTTCTAAAATTTCTATTGGTGTAGTATCTGATACCCACCTTGGTAGTGAATACACTAATGAAGAAGCCCTTAACCACTTTTATGATTTAATGGTCGAGCGGGGCATTCCAGTAGTTCTTCATGCCGGGGACTTATCAGAGGGCTTTAAGCAAACAAGGATTGAGACATTTTTAGGTAACAAAGCTATAGGTTTTCAACAACAAGTTGATTACATAAGCAAGAACTACCCTAAACGTGATGGTGTAGAAACTCTAGTCATTAGTGGAAATCATGATGAATGGTACATGCAACAAGGCTTAGCGGATATTATTAAAACAGTATCTATGATTCGTCCTGATATTAAATTCTTAGGTAATTCCTACGCTAAAGTATTAATAACACCTAAAATAGAAATAACTTTGTTTCATCCTAATGATGGAAGCTCTGCCAATATCTTTGGTAAACTCCAGCGCTTTATTGAGCGTGGCGGTAAAAAAGTATCCAAAATAAATATTTTAGGACACTATCATAAACTAGCTTGGATTTATAAAGATGATGTGCATGCTTTTTATGCAGCTAGTTTTCAACGCCAATCTTCATGGATGAATTTTAATAACTTAAGGTCAGAGATTGGTGGACTAATCCTTAACTTAACAGTTAATACTGAAACAGGAGAACTTTTAGCCCTTAACTTTGAGCATATTGACTATAATGACTATAATGACTATAATGAGCAGACCTAAAGTATATTATATAATGTAAAAGGAGCCTAATATGATAACTCAAGAATTAGCAAGACAAATAGTTAAAGACGAACTTGGTCTAAGTATTGTAAACTTAGAGTTACCAGATGAGGTAATAGATAGAAACATAGCGCGTGCCCTTATGACAATGGGGGCATATTATTCTGAACCTTCATATGCAACTGTAACTATTACAAGAGGCCAAAGTGGTCGCAGTTCAGGTGGTTATGTTGAGTTAACAGATATAGATCCCTTAGGTGTTTCTGTTATAATAGCGGTCTACCCGACAACAAATGTAATGCGAGCAGACGCAGCCCTTCTAGGCCTTGGCTCTATGTATTTTAATATGGGACAAGCTCTAGCTAGTCAAATAAATGCATATTCAAATATGATCAACAACCTTACTAATCTAGAATCAATCTTAGGGCGTAATGCTAGGATAGTAGGCGACAAACTTTTTGTAGACCACTACTATGGTGATATAACTGTAGCGTATATTCCTAAAGTTTTAAGTATTGAGAATATCTCAGATGGTGATTGGTTACGCTGGGTCTTAGAGTACACAATAGCTCTATCAAAACGCCAGTTAGCTCAAACAAGAGGGAAGTATATTGTTACTTCTAACCCTACAACAACCAATGCAGAGACTTTACTAAACAATGCTAATGAGCAACTCGAAAAATTAACAGAAGAGCTTAAAACAAAAGGTGTAATTACAGCATCACGATAAAGGGGAGATTATTATAGAAGAAGCAGACATCAAAAAAGTATTAACGCAGAACCTTCCAATTAACACAGTGCTATTAAAATTCAAAGAATTTTTACAGACACCCAAAGTCAAAAACCCATTATTAAATCGAATGGTAACTAGGGCAAAATTAAACCCTGGTTATACTACTCTAGATTTTGTTAAGTGGTTTATTGAGGATGTTGGGTACCTGCTTGATGGAACTCCATATGCGGCTAATACTTATACAATGCAAATGTTTTTAAAGATGGTCTGGGAGACATCATTGCTTAGTATAGAACTTATTCATAATATTAAGCATAATATATTATTACCAACATAATACAATCTATACGAAGGAATAAACAAATGCCTTAGATTTTTTCGAACTTCACTTGTTTATTCTAGTGAAGTTTTTAGTTTATCTTATAGAAGGAGGCAATGATGCTAGAACAAAGACATTTTGAAATGATGGATGACCTATTAACAGACTCAGCAGTTATGACTATATATAATCAAGTCCAACTTGATTTAATACCCTCAGGTCATCCATTACCACAATTACTAATAGGTGCTGAGCGACAAATTTATAATATTGAAAAACTTATAGAAACAAACAGCCCGCTTGAATACAAGGACGAAGAAGGCAACCAACAAAGTATTCCTGTAGAACAGCTTCCAGAATACCTAGATACTATGTTACTAACTTATTTAGGGCTAACCCACCAAATTAAGTATGAAAGGGTTCAAAAACCTGAAGAGCCGGCTGTTGAGATTCAACCTAGGGAGCTAAGCATAAGAACAAAAATGTATAATGATATTGTGTATGCTAACATCAGTGAAGGTGATAACACAGAAAACGAAGCACACATCGATGACTTCTCATACGGGTTATTTTAGGAGGCAAGAATGAAACTAACTAAAACACAAAAAGAAAAAGTTATTAAGTTGTTAGGGCACTTTAAGAATCATACTGAATCATACTCTATTAAAGAAAACAAGATTGTTATGGCACCTACACTAGGAAAATTTATTATGGAAGCTATTAAACCAGATAATAAAATTGTAACTACAACAGTTAAACTTGATGATGTAGTATACACACTAGAGGTACATGATAACACTTATGTATTAACAAGAATCTTACCTGAGGGTAGCAATAAAATTGTGTTAACGCCAGAGGACATCGAGTTTTTAAATAACGCTACATCAAGTGGTAATAACCTTAAGCAGGCAGTAAAGAAGCTTGCTTATGAGTTAGACTCAGTGGAAGGGCGGTTCGGTCTATGATGAAATCAATTAACACACTGTTATTAGAAAGTACTCGTAAAGAACGAAATAAGCTAAAGTACCAAAAGCTACTGGATATCTTACAAGAAAGAGGCTTTACAGCACCATCAGCCCTATACCTTGTAAGATATGCTGAAGCTATCTATGCACTAGGTAATGACAGATCAAAATTTAAAAATTTCGAAATATTTCTTGACCTATACTTTAAAGATGCACTAAAGTATACTAAAGGCGCCGCTCATGAAATAAAAAGCTTATTAAAAGACCCGGATATACAAATAAAATACCCAGTTGCGTTTGTTGAATTAGTAATGAATGTTTTTCATTCAACTAAATTCCTTGCTAACTATAAAGTAAATGTAGATCCCAACAAGGGCACAATAGAGTTTGAAGAGCGCCCAAAAAATGATAGTGATAAAATAGACAGAAGTATAGACCCTGAAAATCCTAAGGATGACTTTGAGCGAAGACTAGTTAAGTATGCTCCAAAATTATTAAACTACTTCTATACACAGGATGATAACTGGATTACATTTAAACCCAGAACTCCTACTGAAGCTCAACCATTAAGAACATTCTATTTAACACTTTATGGGGAGGACTACCCTGCTATAAAACACCCTAGATTTGCAGATATTCTGTGTCCTACGTGGTGTATCTTATCTTCAAACAAATCCATGTTTAACTCTCAGAAAGCCGACCCAGCTAGAGACTCTTGGTATATAACATTCTCAAAAAGACATATCTTAGATTTAATTGCTGGATTGTTCTCTGCCCAACTAGACAGCGACGGTTCAACTAAAGAAATAACCAGAGAAGACTTACTAGGACCAGATGGAGACCTAGACTACGAAA